TTTCAGGGATTGCGGCAAATGTAACTACAGTTGCAGGAATCAGCGCAAACGTAACCACAGTAGCTGGTATCTCAGCCAATGTAACTACAGTAGCTGGCATATCAGCTAACGTAACTACGGTGGCAGGGATATCCGCTAATGTCACTACAGTCGCAGGGATTCATGCTAACGTGACCACAGTCGCAGGCGTAAGCGCAAACGTAACTACAGTCGCAACTAACATTGCAGATGTAAATAACTTTGCAGATTTATACCAGATAGACGACTTCTCTCCGTCTGCACCAGCAACTGATGGAGGAGGTAATTCTCTAGCAGAAGGCGATTTAGCTTATGATAGTACAGCAAATAGATTAAAATATTACAACGGTTCATCTTGGGAGGTTATAGGATTAACCACAGCAGAAACTCAAACAGAGGCAAACAATGCGGCAGTGGCGATGGCGATTGCGCTTGGATGATACTGATATCAAAGGATAAATTATGGCAAACACATTTAGAAACAAGACATCAAAGGCAGTAGGAACTTCCTTTTTTCAAGTTGGGGCGAACTCTGCCGGAGCTTCACAATCAGGAGCTTACGCTGTCCCTTCTTCAACTCAGACTACAGTCATTGGTTTATCTGTCTCCAACGTAACTACAAGTTCAGTTGACGTTGACGTAGCACTATCTGCTACAATGGCTAATACAACCAATGATATATCACTTGGGACGACAATACCTGTCCCATCGGGATCAACGGTCGTGCTCATTGGGGGTGACCAAAAGCTCGTTATGGAAACCGGGGAGTTGGTAAAAATTAAATCATCAGCGGCATCAAGTGTTGATGTAATAATGAGTATATTAGAGATTACATAATGGCTTATTTAGGGACACCACCAAGATCAAGAGTATTATCAAGTGCAGATATTGCAGAAGGTGCAGTAACACTTAATGATATTAGCTTTACTGACCAGCCTACAAATATGGATATAACAGGAACGTATGATAAACATACCATGCGTTTAGCTGATGGAATTACGGTAGTTGGTGATGTTACCATAACAGATAACCTCATACTCTCAAAGATATCAGATGATGGGAATGCCATAACCCTGACTAACGATAGCAGTACACGCACCATAACAGGCACAGGGAGTCTTGAGGCCAGCACACTTACGCAAACCCCAAATGCCTCACTCACTGGAATGACAGGTACAATCGGAAGTGGAGTAACTATTGGTAGTGCTGTTACTGGTGGTAGTGCATTAGATGGAAGTCAAAGTGGAACTGGTGCTTTTCTAGCCGCAGGGGATGCGGCTTCTTGGGTAGGTCTTAGTGCTGGTGCTATATGCCCTTTTTCTATGGATTCTCCAACAAGTACTCAGGACGTTTTTGATACAGATAACAACTTTAACTCAAGCACTTATAAGTATACTTGTCCTGCTACAGGAGTTTATTTCTTTTGGTTTTCAGTATACACACAACAGAGTGATACTACTAATGCTTTTGGTTTTGAGACTAACGAAGGTTTATTTGAGAATACATTTAATACTGGAGAAAATAGAGTAACTTATAATGAGCATAGTACTGATCACATTCAAAATGGGTGTGCAATTATGCAACGTAATTCTGGAGACACAGTATGGGTAAATGCCGCAATAGCTTCTGATTTTTACAAAGGTCGTTCTTCATTTGGCGGTTGCAGACTTAGATAGAAAAGGAATATGAGCAATTTAGATGTAATGTTAAATCAAAAAACTTGGGATGCTGAACATAGTTCAGTATGGAAAGAAATAGTATCTCGTTTTGGGCAAGATGATTATGATGATCTAAGTAAAAGAGCAAAACATCAAGAAACCTTGAAAGGTGAATATGATGCTAAAGAATATTCCAGAAATCGTAAAGCAGATTATCCCTCAATTGAGGAATGTGTACACGCAATCCTAGATGATGACCTAACTGCCTTACAAGAGAAACGACAAGCAGTTAAAACCAAATACCCAAAGAGTTAAATTATGCCAGACCTAATAATAAAACCGACAGCAACTAGCGGAAATAAGTTAATCCTTCAGGATCAGGCAGGAGGAGCAGTACTCACAACAGCAGACTCTGGTGCTACTTATGCTAATGCAACCCTGACTGCACCAACGATTGCTAACATGGCAAATTGTACTTTCCCAGCAGGGCATATACTTCAAGTAGTTCAATATTCTGCAACCTCTGAAGTAACAAGTAGTTCAACTAGTTATGTCTCAGCAGGACTGGATAAAGCTATTACTCCTTCATCTACAAGCAGTAAAGTTCTTATTACTGTAACCCAAGTACTAGACCAGTCTGCTGCTGGAAGGGCAGCTAGGTATGCTCTTTATAAAGATGGGTCAATTCATGTTGACTTTTTTGGTTATTCTCATGCAGGTGACTCACGAATTATTACTCATAACAGTATGATGTATTTAGATAGTCCAGCAACTACATCTTCAGTAGAATATGGATTATATTTCAAAACTTTTGGGAATGGAGCACATATAGCACGTTATAGTGGACATTTAGGTACAATAACTTTAATGGAGGTAAGTGGATAATATGATTACAACTATGAACGCATTAGAATCACTTAAACCCGGTGCAGAATGGTTACTTACCGATGATAAATTAGAATGGTTAGATACTAAACAGACTGAGCCGACTCAAGAAGAAATAGATGCCGAAATAAAAAGATTGCAAGATCAATATGATGCAAACGAATACCAACGATCCAGAGCATTAGAATACCCAAGTATCCCAGATCAACTAGATGAGATTTACCATAATGGCGTAGACTCTTGGAAGGCCATTATCAAACAAACTAAGAATAAATACCCGAAAGGATAAGATATGGCAGATTTTAAAATCAAGAGTGCCGCAGGAACAGGCAACAAAACTTTAATACAGTCTGAGGATCAGACAGATAGTAACTATGCTATACAAATTGGTGCTGGTGGTGCTTCTACTCTGCATAATGCAACAATCACAAATGCAACAATCACATCAGGTTCAGGATTAGTAGGGATTAAAGAAACAGACATATGGAGACTACATACTAATTGGGCAATAAGTAGTGGAACGCAAGCTGTATTAACCTCTAACCTAGAAAGAGATGATTCTTCCGGTTTTGGGAGAATTGGAACAGGAATGAGTGAATCATCAGGTGTATTTACATTCCCCTCTACTGGTATATGGCATGTTTCTGCTCATGCTAGGGCTAGGTCTGATGGTGCCCTTAGAACATATCTTGAAATTGAAATAGATGTTGGAAGTACTACACACGCAATAGGAACCACTGATATGGCGGCAGACCAACACTATGCAACATGTCATTGTGAACAACATGTTGATGTTTCTGATACATCAACTAAGACAGTTAGAATACAAATAGCTTCAAATAATACAATTACAGTTTTGGCTGGTACTACTAGTAATCAGACTTATATTGTATTTACTAGATTAGGAGATACATAATGGAAATGAACGGCAGATTTGATCATATTGAAGATGTTCTTGTAGACCTTCATTCTGGGCAATGGTTTGGTTGGTCGGATAGTAAGAACAAAGTATATGCAAATTTAATAATACATGATAACACTAAAGCTAAACCTACTGAAAAATCTTTAACAGATGCCTTAGCAAAACAACAAAGTGATTTTGATGCTCAAGCCTATGCTAGAGCAAGACAACCTTTGTATCCCGATATTGGTGATCAGCTAGATGACCTTTATCATAAGGGTGCATTCTCAGCAGATATGGCGGCTAAGATCAAGAAAGTTAAAGACGATAATCCTAAAGGATAACTCATGTATATAGGAAACGACCTAAGTAGAGGTAGAGTAGAGACATACTACTACACATCCACATCTGGCGGTGAAACAGCAATCACCACTGATACCAGTGGAAAGACAATCAATTATACTGTTGGTTGGGTAGCAGTTTATCTCAATGGTGTACGCTTACATGACTCAGACTTCACGGCAACCACAGGTAATTCAATCACAGGTCTTGCGGCTCTATCTCAGGATGATGTAGTAATCATTGAGGCACAGCACACGTTCAGTTCAAGTGATGCAGTCCCATCGACAGGAGGAGCCTTCAGCGGTAACGTAAGTTTCTCTGGAACAACTACAACCACTGGTGATGCAACACACAACGGAAACATCGTTATGGCAACAAATAAGAAAATTAAACAGAAAGGTGCATTTATGCAACATTCAACAAATCAAGCATGGGTATTAGGAGGATAAATGGCTATACCATCAGGAAGTGGAACAGAGGTTCTTAAACGGAGTTTTATTCATGGGAATAATAATGCGTGGACAACTTTAATAACAGGAGTTGCTAATCATATATATATTGTGCTTTCTGTTACTTTTCAAGAACAGGCTGGTGCCGCTGAAGATATTAGGTTAAGAATTGATACTAATGCTTCTGGTAGTGATCAAATTGCAATTTATGGTTCAGGATCTTCGGATCTGCCAGCAAACGGAACTTTTGTTTGGAATGATAAAATTGTATTAACAGGAACAGATAAATTAGATGCTTATACTAGTGCAGGAAATGTAGACATTTATTGTTCCTACATAGACCAAGATTGGACATAGGAGATTAGCATGAGTGGAATAATTGGACAAGAACCTTTTGGAAAATCTGGAGTTATTGGTGCATTTTCTTCAAAAGGTATAGATGACAATGCAGATGCAAATGCAGTCACAATCGATTCTGCTGGTCACATAACAATGCCATTACAATCTGCCGCTAGTACCAAATTCGGTACTATTAATGATATTACTGGAGATTCAACAAATTGGCCCGGAGGTGCGAGTGCCGCCGCTTCTATATCAGTTACAGAACGGTTTGATAACAATGCTGATATGACTGGAGCTAAGTTTACAGCACCAGTAACAGGTAAGTATCAACTTAGTTGTATGTTAAACGTAATAAATCTAGGTACAGACCATAATTATGGATACTTTGGAATTCAAACATCAAATGCTGGTTATACATTAGCCCATTCTTATGACTGGCATCAATGGTTTCATGACCACACTAGCGGTTATTTTGTAGCCGCCCCGGCTGGTTCTATATTAGCAGATATGGATGCAAATGATGAAGCATATATTTATTTTAGTATATATGGCGGTACTAAAAGCGTAGACATAGATAATGGCTACTTAACAGCAATTTTAGTGGCTTAAACATTTTTTAAGAAAGGGATAAAAACAATGGCTACATATACGGTGACATTAACGGATACGGATGAAAATATACTTAAAAATGATTTATTGGATATTAATGATTGGATTCAAAATGCAGTTTCAGGGAAAGAGAATAATTGTTGGAAACGGATGCATTCAGAATGGACAACTAAACTGATAAATGATGAGACATTTACTGATCCTATTCCAAGCAACAAAGTAGATTTTGTTGCGTTAGTGATTGCAAGGGATGATTATAAAAATAGGGAAGATAGAGATGCTGAAGAAGCAGAAAAATATCCAAAACCAACGGAGTAACACATGACAAGAGCAAGAACCAACGCAGATCAGGCACACACCGAAAGTGTAGAGTCAATACCACATATAATCCCCGGTGTGCTGTATCCTGCGGTTGCTGGCAAACTCCTAGATGGATCAACCTCCCACTCTGGTAACTATGGCACTGCACAATCTGATGGGTATAGCTACTACTACACAGACATCAAAGGAAGCAAGCCTATAAAAGACCCTAGAATTGGTGGTCATTTTGGTAGTCAGAGGTATACTTTTAGGTCAATGCAAAAACTAGAACAGGAAACAGCTACTCATGGTGAAGAAATTTTTAGTCTTGATGGTAGAGAAAATATTAGAGTCGGTAATTTCCCTAGTGGCAGTAATTATATGGTTAATAATCATTGGGGTAACTTTTTTTCATCAAATAGAGCAGGAACTTTTCTTGAAATAACAGGATATTTTAATGATATTAATATCATAATAAGGAGTTACACAGCATCTAGTAGAACTTTAGCAATTACAGTAAATGGGGTTACAGCACATTCGGCACTTGATTTAAAATCAACAGCAGATTCCCCTTTAAATGTATCTAGGTATGTAAGTGTTGGTATGCTTAGAAATATAGATATTACATCTTCATCTTCTTTATCATCAGATACAGCATTAGGAATTAATACAATAAAATTTACTATGCCAGCCACTGATATAGATTTTCATGGCATAGAACTAATAGCCCAAGACACTTCCAGCACAGCAAACAAATCCAAAATACAGATTCCTTCACAGAATGTAGTCAGCTACGGAAAGAAGTTCACAGTAAGTGGTACACCACACTATGATCCTTTTAATGGATTTACTTCTGGTACAGATATATCTTCCAACATTGATGAAGCTACCTCATTAGGAATGTCCAACTGGAAGGTTTCAAGTACATGGTACAGACCTTTCAATGGTGGAAGGGTTGTCAAGTGGGTAGATTCTTCTGGTAATATTAAGACCTCAGTTACTATGATGCCACCCAATGCTCAGAATGTAGGGTCTGTTGCATCAAATGCTATTGACCTATCTTCAAGCCAGACTAATGATGATCCAATTAATTTCAATACAAGTGCAATAGACAACTCACTTTCTGAGGTTGCCAAGACATTCCATTATAGAGAGTTTGGAAATGGTGCGGCTAATACTGGTGGTGGCAGTGATTGGGCAGATGCAAGTATGCTTTCTCATACAACCGCAGATAATATTGGGTATGCTATGGATGATGGGCTTACAAGTTTAGCCGCATTAGGTTGGAAAGGACACTCAACTTATGGGTTGCAAACTGCTGGTGCAAGTGAACACGCACAACTTATATTTATAGGTACTGGTATTTCTTGGAAACAACGATCAGTTACACATGGGGGTAATGATGAATTTAGGTGGTTTGTGGATGGAGTAGAGGTAAAAGTATATGATGGGTCTGGCACAACATCAGAATACGAAATTATAGCACAAAATCTACCATATGGTACTCATACTGTAGAAATAAGAAGTGTTGGACTTGCCAATACTGCCGATCAGTCTTTCCATGAATTTACCTTCCACCAACCCAAGAAACCACCAATCCCAGAGGAGGCTGTAGTTTTGGCAGACTATTGTTTAATGGCAGATTTTGTAAATCGAACTACTGAAGGTTTGACAGTTAGTAAAGGAATTAGATACTTAACTGCTATGAGAGATGTGTTTTATGATTGTCCGGGACATGATAATAATGCTACAGGGCCGGAATTTTTAGGAGGTCTAAGAGTTTACGGAACTAACAATACAAATAATAGTATAGTAGTTACCGCATTTTCTACTCATATAAAACAAAGAGTAAGAGAGGCTTCATCAGGAGGAAAATGGTTCCCTGTTTATGTAGATGGTTCAGGTTCTGCTTCAGCACAAACTGCTGTAGGAGGGGATTCTGGCACTTGGCCTGCTGTGTATGGAGGTGGTATGGCATATTTAAATTCAAGTATAACTCTTGGAACACATAAGTATGATTATAAAGGGTCTACTACTAACACTACTGATTGGTATATTGGTGGATTTGAAATAGCAACCCCAATCCACACATCATCACACTACCAGACCTTTGAAACACCATACCTACATGAGTTGGTAGGAGGTGACAGGAACATGGAACAGACTAATCTAGTGGTTACTCCAGACGGAAAGACTTGGGATGAGGTTACGAGGGATACGAGTTATATTGGGAAGGTATCTCTTAGAGCAGGACTTGATAGTGGAGATATAGGTACTGCCGCAATGATAGCACATGATTGTTGGAGGGCTGGTGCAAAAGGCGTAGAATGGATGAATAAAGATTTTGCTATTGCCTATGACAGAGTGATTTGTTTAAAGGATGGTAATTATCATTTATATGTTAATGCTTCAAATACCAGTACAAATGGAAGAATTGATCTTTATGTAAATGGGTCACAAGTAATGTGGACTGCAACTTCTGAAGCAGGGGAGGGATTGATAAGGGGAGGATCAGTGCCTTATATGCTTAGTATGACTTTACTTAGAGGTGATTATGTACAATTAGAAGGTTTAAATATTGAGGGAGGTACAGGGTCTAATTCTAGTGTTGGTGCTTATGGTTTCCATTTAATAAGAGAAAAATAATGTTTATATCACACAAATCAAACGTACTTCAAGTAGTAAATGAAGTTGAATGGGACTGCAGGAGAAAGACTAAAGGCATGACCAAACCTGAGTATTGGGAGTGGCTTGCTACAATTACTTCTGGTGATCCTCCAGTAGTGGATTACTCAGGTGAAACTGGATACACGATAGTTGAATGTACTGATGAAAACGTACAGGAAAGACTTACTCAGTTAAGTGATTATATTAATCACAATCGTATGCCGGGAGAATCATTAGTCTACAACATCAAATACTATGCTTCCAAAAGAGATGCAGAGGAAATACTGGATATAGACGGAAAGAGTCATGATCCAAAACAATATGTACAGTCACACTTTGTACCAGATGACACAGCAAAAGATGCAAGGTTATTGGCAGATAAGTGGGCTAATGTAAGGAGAGATAGAAACAAAAAGTTAGCAGAGACAGATTATCTTGCACTCTCAGACAATACTCTAGCAGACAATATGAAAACCTATAGGCAGGAATTAAGGGATGTGCCGACTCAAAGCGATCCTGATAACATTACATGGCCCACTAAACCATGAAGAA